CTACTAAGTACTTTGGCCCGTAGGAGTAGGCGAAGACACGTAAGTTTGGATAGCAGTGGTCTTTGAACTGACAGTAAGAGCAACCAGTAGAGAGCTTTGAGTTTCCTGATTTGCCGTCCGGTATAGGTTGGTAACACCACTCCGCTGGCTCTGGCTGCTCTACTAGCTTTTTTACATGCTTCACCCTGTCCACTATGTCACCCTTGAGTGCCTCATACACAGGAGCCTCTGTGTCTGTGAGGTCATACTTGAGGTAGGTCAGGTGTCCGTTGGCCTTGTCCATTGCAAGCCATCCAAACTCTGTCTGTCCCTCTGAGTGTGCGTAGGCTTTGATCTGATCAATATAACCAAAGGGATCGTCATATGCCAGTGTACCATCCTTAAACTTCTTGAACCCAAAGCTGCTTGCTGACTTGACATCAGTAACAACACCGTCAATCTTGCAGTCCATGTGACCCACGATTCCTTCAACATTACATACCTTCTGCTCATCAGTCACACTGTGCCCAGCCATACGGGTTAGGAACAGCAACATCTCTTCAATCAAGTGACCATACATAAACTTGACGTAGGTATGTGGCTGCAGCTCTTCACCTTCCGTACCGTTGAAGTGATTCCAGAGATAGCGGTCAGTGCGGCCAATATTTGACAAGCGTAGCTTGCGGTTATCCTCTCGCTTCTTCCGACCAAACTCAGTACGCATCAGTGCCTTGACGCTCTCACCAAACTTCTCTATCTCTGCCTCCACATCTACAGATGGGTCAGCGTCCTTGCTTTCCATCAGTGCGTAGATGTCCGCTACTACATTGTCCGTTGTTTTATTAGTACTCATGTATCACTTCCAGTATTAGTTCGTTTGCTATCGGAGGTGGCAACCTGAACCACTCGTTGATGTTGTCACATTCCTTTGCTAGTCTTACATGTGCCGCAGACTCCGCTGCTCTCCTATCATCTACCTCGTAGGAATAAACCAAGGTGTAGTCTCTGAAGGGTGAGGATGTCTGGTAGTTCTTTATCCTATCCTCTGAGTCTACAGCCATCCCTACCTTGACCCACTCAGGCCACGCCGGGTTAGTCATTACATATACATACCCTTCTTTGACTTGGTTGTACACTTCCTGTGTCTTCCAGCTAAACAGTTTAGCCAACAGACTGGGCGACCTTTCCCCTCTCTTAATCCTATTCTCTACCCGGCGTATATCATAACATGTCTTACATTTGTAATGCTTCTTAGCTACAAAGGACTCATACCAGTTGTCTTGAGTTAAAGGTACTGAGCAGCTGATACACTCCTTATCAGTGGGTGTCTGCCCAGCTGGTTCCGACTTTGTAATCTCCTGCGAGAGGGCAGTTGAGTTCGTAGTAGAGTCCTGCAGCTTCAACGCAGCTTGCTGCCAGTCCTCCGAAAACCTCTGCCTTCTCTTGTCTGACTTCTGTCTGGATTTCATCGTGGATGTTCCCTAAAAAGTTAAAGTCTATACCCCATAGTATAGCATATTCATGCAGTAAACACAAGGCTTTCTTCATAACGATAGCCCCGGCTGACTGCAGTAAGCTGTTCAATGCAGCATGTTCTGATCGTATGGCGATCCGTCTTTTATCCAAGCCATAAACATAGCCTCTTGTAGCCGCCATTCCAACTCGTGTTCGTAACTCTCCAAGAGCTGGCGTATTTCGGAGGAACTTTTCCTTAAGTCTCTGACCGTCCTTTCTAGTTCCACCAACGATGCTTCCGATTTTGGAGTCTCCGGCCCCGTAAAGAAAAGCGTATATGAAAGTCTTCGCTTGATCTCTAGTTTCAAGGCCCGCAGCCAACTGGTTTGCCGTGTGTATATCTCCATTGAGTATTTCATTTGTGTACTCCTCGTCATTCATATAGTGCGCTAACATGCGTAGCTCAAGACCGCTGGCATCCATACCGACTAGCTTGTACCCTTCCTTCACTGTCCACACATCACGACACTGCTTGCCGTAGGGTGAGTAGACTGCAGGAACCTGCCCCATGTTGGGACTGGAGTGCGTCATGCGTCCTGTCACTGCACCGTTGGAGTTAACGTACCCGTGTACTCTACCGTCATCCTCAACCGCATCTAGCCAGCTTTGTACCTGTGCGACACGCTTCTGTATCATCAGGTACTCACCAATCAGGGAAGCCTGTGGTATTCCTTTCACTGTACTCAGCACCGCCTCGTCTACGATGGCTTGTCCTGTCTCAGTAAATTGCTTAGGCTTCCAGCCAAAGTGCTGGAGGTATCGCCCTATCTGCTGCCGTGAACCCAAGTTAAACTCTGGGTAGTCAAGACGGCTGAAGGGAGCTACTGCGGTAGTCCACTGTTCGCCTAGAAATTTAAGCCCAACAACCGAGTACGTACCATCTTTCTTAGTCTTGGGTGTAATCTCTTTGACAAATGTTGGTAACGGTTTGAAAGTCTGATGCACTTCGTCTTCAAGGTCATTCTTCTTCTCCTTCAGTTCTGCTAGTAATACGAATGCTTTCTCTTGATCTAAGAGCCAGCCTGTTTTAATCTGCTTTGATATAATGCTTTGTACTTGGTGTTCCAAGCTAATGCTTTCAGCTCCAAAATCTGCAAGCTCACGAAGTAATCTCTTGTACACCAGCACATTAACATTAACGTCTTGCTTGCAATAGTCCACCATATCCTGCGAATAATTATCCCAGTCATCGTGATCTCCTTTAGATTGATTAAGTCTGTCACCCCAGTTACGGAGCGAGTGACCGCCCTCTCTTGATGGGTTAGCCAGTCGTGACATAACTAAAGTATCAGACACCTTGCACTTACTAAAGTCTGTGCCCAGCAGTTCCTCAAGGACAGGTACGTCATAGTCAATGATGTTGTGACCTATGATCTCACACTCTCCAAGACCTGCAATGTAATCGTTGAACGACAGTAGCGTGTCACCTGAGAACACATTAGTCTCACTGGTATCCAGCTCCTGAGTTACAATTACCCAGACCTTTGTAGGCTTTAAACCGTTGGCTTCAATGTCAAATACAATCTGCTTCATTAGAACTCCGGGTCATCCCCTGTGGGGCAGCTAGTCTCAATCATGCGACCTGACTCCTTGTCGTAGTACAGGTAACATGCAGGCCCAGTCAGTCCTACAAACCTATTCTTCAGCACACGTACCGTGGTGGTGTTGCGTGTCTCAGGGTCAGCGTGTTGCTGGTCACGCTCCAAGCCTATAACTATGTCGCTAAGTTGCGCGATTGCCGCCGATCCTCTGAGTTCTCCCAAGCTAATCTTACCACCATCCTCGTGTGCCTTAGCGCCGCTGGGTCTGCGCAGGTGTGATACTAGGAATAGCCCTACACCTGTCTCCTGAACCAGCTTGCGGAGGTTGGTCATAATACTGTCGATAGCCTTACGCTCGTCACCTGTGTCCTGATCGCTGACCACGATGCTTAGGTGATCAAGGATAATCCACTTGCAGTCCAGTCCCTTGGCCATGTAGCGTATGCGTCCCAGCAGGTTGTCCTCGCTCGTACTGCCCCAGTGATCAAACATAAAGATACGCCCTGAGCCTAGCGTCTGATCCCAGTAGCCCTTCTTCTCTTCCTGAGAGACGGTCTTGTCCAAGTGAAGCTGCTTGTTAGCCTCAATGGACATGATACCCAGAGCTGTCTTAGGGATGTCCTCCTCAAGCGCGAGGATGCCAATGTTCTCATCCGTTGCACCCAAGAGGTAATGCTCCAGCTCCCTGACGATCTGCGACTTACCCATGCCTGACCCGGAGGTGATTGTCACCAGCTCCTGCTTGCGGAACCCGTGGGTCATCTCGTTGAGACACTCCCAAGGGTAGGGTATGGACTTGACATCTGACTGCTTGATGATCATGTCCCATGTCTCGTTACCTGCTACGATACCGTCAGGGCGATAGGCTTTAGCGTTCCACCACTCCTTGACAAACGCCTGCACCTGATTGCTCTTGAGCATGTCGCCTGCATCCTTGGCTGGCAATGTGACATTCTTGGCCTTGTTGGGGGTGAACAGATCAAGCACCGACTTGGCTGCCTCCTGTCCTGCCTTGTCGTTGTCAAAGCAGATCACCACATTATCAAAGGTCTCAAGCCACTCTAGGTTCGCTTTGATGTCTTTGGCTGCTCCGGCTGCGCCTGATCTGATGGAGACGACTGGCCACTTTCCGTCGAACATTTCGTTGACAGCAAGTGCGTCCGCCTCGCCTTCTGTGATCGTGATATATTTGCCACCTGTCTTAAAGGCCTGCTGGCCGAACAACCCCGCCTCATTGAACTCCCCTGTTGCATAGAATGATTTAGTTTCGGTGATCCGCACCTTGGTTCCTGTCACCGCACCTGTGTCCTTGTTGTGGTACGGGTAATGATGCTTGACAATTTGTCCGTCCGTACCGTACTCAACTGTCACACCGTACCTCTGGCATGTTGACTGTGAGATACGCCTGTCAGGGATTGCCGCTATGACACCTGTCATCTCTAATGACCTCGTTGGTTTTCGTTGTGCTACTTGACCTATCTGGCCGTTGCCGTGTTCGTAATGGTTGCAGCCCCCAGAGAAGCAGACTGCATGTCCATCACTATAGCGAGCCAGATTGTCCGATGAGCCACACTTGGGGCATGGCTCATGTTGGACGAATGTTGACTCTACTGCCACTAGAAGTCCTCTCCGCCTTCCTGCTCCGCTACTTCCAGCACCTTGATCTTGTTAAGGTACGTGCTGGTGCCGTGTACAGGGTGTGGCTGGCCTTCTGCGTACATGATGCGCACCTTAGACCCGCGACCAATGCGACCCTTGAACGGGTTGCCCTCAGCGTCCATCACTGGTACATCGTACTTGGTGCTGAACTTGCGCTGTTTGACTCCTTCGTACTCGCGGAGCTTGACACCAGCTTCGGACAGAGTGCCCGCTGTTGGTTCATCCAAGCTGAGAACCAGAGAGAACTTCCCGGTGGACTGACC